CAGGTGGCCAAAGACATTCTTTCATTAGGTACAAATAGAATAATTGACTATTTCCATACAAGTGGTGAAGAGTTCAGAAACACAATAGCACAAACAATTAATGAAGATGGTTTTTTTGAACACTTTCCAGTTGATGAAGAAAAAAGTGCTGGTTATCTTAGAAATATGATGATATCAACAAATATGATTCGAGACGCCTTCAAAGGTGCCAAAACACTAAAAGAAGGTATGCAATCTTTGTTCGATGATATTAATACTGATGTAGAGGGATTTTGGAGTTTTACAATTGTAAATGACCCATATTTGGCAGGTAATATTAAGGTGGTGGATACCAAGAGCACAGTTATCTCACCTGAAAATTTAATAACTATTGAAAAACCTAAAGGAAATCCTGATTCCGCACTTTATGTATTTGACTCGTGGGGAGAAATGAGTATTGTTAAAAAACAAGATTTGAGTGTTGAATTACCAAGTTCATTCGCTGTATCGGCCATGTATGCTGGGACATCTAAAGAAGGTTCAGAAGAATCCGCAGGTGCAACAGATGAATCAACTTTCGCGAAAATGACATCTGCAACTGGTAAAGACCCATCACAACCAGAGGTTGTAAAGCCGTCAAGGATAGAAGGTAGGTTTGGTTCTACCAATCCATATTTACTTGAAGGTGCAGGTGCCCTTCCAACTACAGATAATAAATATTTTGGGCCTGGTAAAGGTATTGGTTTCAAAAAGATAGATTATATCCAATTGATGACTATAATGGAAGAAAGATTGAAAGATAATACTGAGGGAGTACAACCAACCAAAGAAAGAGTAATTCAAGGTGCCAACAATAGTGTTGCTAAACTGGATGAAACCATAAATAATTTTGTTGATGCTATTAAGACAGGTGAACCTAAACTATATGATGACAAAGGTAACTTGGGAAAGAGGTTGAAAGAAAAAATCAACCATAAACAAGTTATGAACAATATTTTAAAGGGACAAGTAAATGTTGCTTCAAGAACTAAAATACCTGAAAAGGATTTGAGAGCAGCACAAGATGCTAGTGATTTATTTCCTGTTGAATTGAGTATCGAAATAGATGGTGTGGGTGGTATATTTCCTGGTAATTGTTTTCATGTCAACTACATACAAGAAAGATTTAAGAAATTTTGTGTATTTCAGATATTTGGTGTCAGTCAGTCAGTTAGTAAAGAGTCTTGGACAACCACATTAGTGGGTAAACTTAGAGTAGCAACGGGTTTGATATACGAAAACTTACAGACCGAATCCGCATTCAGTCCTGAACAATCAACCAAAGACGACACGACTGAAAAAACAAATGATAAGGCAGAAAAGGAAAAGGAAGAAGAGAACAAAGCCCAAGAAAAACCAAAACCACCAGTTCCAAAACCACCACCACAATACAATATAGGATTTAGGGAACCCACACAGACAGAGATTACAAATCTAACGGGTGGTCAGAGTTATTGGAACTGTACCGTCACTGCCTTCAACAAGGGTTATCCACCACAATCAGCTCAAGGTGAACACAAGGAGTACTATGATAAAGATGATGAACAAGGAAAACAGAGGGCAAGAAGGGATGGTGCTAAGAAAGCACAAGTTATCGCTAGAAACAAATTAGAAAAACAATTTGGTACAAGGTAAGTTCGATGAAAAGAAAAAAAAGAAAAAAGAAAAGAATATTTAAAAGAGTGGATTACAACACTCGTTTAAATGATTTGAAAAAAATATACAAAGAAGGTGTTTCATTGGATTCTGATAAGATACCTGAGATAACAGGTGTAACAAAACCAAATGAATTTAGTTTTCTTGATGGGACGATTCTTGCACAAGGAATACCATATCATGTTATGTTTGAGTCGGATACCAAAACTGAATTTTATATGACAGGTGAAAAACACATGAGTGATTCGGAGTTTATCGTTAGAATCAAAGGTGAGACATCATTTGGACAATATAAAAGATTAAAAGGAGTATTGACATCTCAACTTTATTTCACACCCTATGACTTTGTGCCATTAAAAAAGGATTTTAAAAGGGGATTTTCATATAGATTTTTTGGTAGAAAAAGGTTTGGTGATAAGTCACTCATAGAGATATCCGAAGTTGATTATAAAAAAAATTCAGTCATGTACACTACAACTGAAACAAGATGGTATGTAGGAGATGATAAAAATAATATTCAAGTAAAAAATTCTCAAATAATAGAAGAATTAGTGAATAAAGGACTTGTTGAATTGGAAAGTATGAATGTAATGGAAGGTTACACGGGTCCTGATGATGATTTACCGTCATTAGAATCTCTTAAACAAGTGGCATCTTCTTATAATATTGGAAAGAAAAAGAAGAAAATAAAAAAGTCCTCTAAGAAGAAAAGAAGAGGAAGGACTCAATCCCAATCTACTCAATCATCCAATACTCAAGCACCATCTTCGGGAGGTAGTGGTGGTGCATATTAATTCTGTTTTTAGAAGTTTTATTAACTAATTATAAATAAATCAAGGTTATGGTATATGAAAATCGATGTATTAGATAAAGGTCATATTGAGTTAGTAGATACTCTCGGTGATGATTTAACACCTGTTAATGCCGCACGAGTCTCCTTCGGTGGTCGTTCAGATGAGTTCACAACTAAGGACAAGAGACTTTCCAAGTTCTTAATCAAACACAAACACTTCAGTCCATTCAGACATCAACACATCATGGTGATTGTCAAGGCACCTGAGTTTGTACTGAGACAATGGTACAAGCATGTCGTGGGAATCGAAACCACATCTTCAAGTGTCACAAAAGACCATGCTTGGAACGAGATTAGTGGTCGTTACATTCCTGTTCAAGAGTATTACCATCCTGAAGTTTGGAGAAAACAAAGTGAGGATAACAAACAGGCTAGTGAAGGTGTGTTGGATGATTTACAACAGAAAAGGATGACCCAATTTTACAATGATTACATGAATCAAGTTGAGATGACATACGATAGGATGATTGAAGCTGGAATGGCTAAAGAACAAGCCCGTATCGTTCTTCCACTTTCACAATACACATTGGTTTGGTGGACAGCATCATTTCAAAGTGTAATGAACTTCATTGAGTTAAGAGATGAACCAACAGCTCAATGGGAAATCCAAGAGTACGCTAAGGCCATGAAAAAAATTATGTTTGAATCTTTTCCTGAAACAACTAAACTATGGAGTGAAATTTATTTGAATGAGGATTAGAAGGAATACATACGAAAAAGTTTCTCATCAGATTGCAAATTATATCCACAAAAAGGCTAATGATTCAAATAGTGATGATTATTTCATCTTAGGATTAGCAACAGGCTCTACACCACACCAAATTTACGAGGAGTTAAAAAGTATGGATATTGATTTCAAACACACCATTACTTTCAATCTCGATGAGTATGTAGGTTTGGATGAAACCCACCCACAATCATACAAATATTTTATGAATAAAAGTCTATTCAAATCTCAAAATTTTCATTCGAATAACTTTCCTGATAAAAAACTATATCCATATTACGATAGTATGATTGATAATGCAGGTGGTATTGATATACAAATATTAGGAATAGGAACCAATGGACACATAGCCTTCAATGAACCAGGAACACCAAGAAATTCAAAAACTCGTATTGTTGACTTGACAGAAAATACCATCAAGGATAATAGTAGATTCTTCGATTCAATTGATGAAGTACCAACTCAGGCGATGACTATGGGAATAGATACTATTATGAAGGCAAAAACAATTTATTTGATTGCTCAAGGAGAACATAAAAGGGATATATTAGAAAAGGCTGTTTATGGAGAAATAACACCTGAGGTTCCTGCTTCATTTTTACAAGAACACCCAAATTGTGAGGTATTTTATAGTGATTAATAAGATAATGATTGTAGCACATCCTGATGACGAAGCTTTATTCGGTGGTGCGGAATTACTGAGTAAACCAGATGAATACAAAGTCGTGGTATTGGATGAATACCACAATGATATTAGAAGAAGAGAATTTTTAGATAGTATGAGATTCATTGGAATCCATGAATACGAACATTGGACTGGATACAAAGGTAAAGAAGATTATTTTAGGGAAAAATTAATTTATGAATTACTAAGAGTCCTAAGAGAAAGAGATTACGAAAAGATTGTAACTCACGGAGAAAATGGTGAATATGGACACCCAAGACATAGAGCATGTCATGATGTATTAGCACATTTGAGACCTGAAAAACTTTGGTGCTTTAGTAGGGGTAAAAAGTTAAATGATGATTTAATAAAAAGAAAAGGTGAGTTACTAAAGGTTTATAAAAGTCAAATTGGTGTATTAGATTGGTTTAATTGGGAACACGAGAGTATACAAAAATTTCGATAATAAGAATATCCTTACGGATATTTATTAAAAAACAAATAGGTTATAGTGATAATTGAAAAGAACAATCAATTAGATGATTTTTTGCTAAAAAATGAAAGTCAAGATTGTTTTATAATTCCAATATTATCGGATGTTAATTTACATCCATTACAAAACTCTCTCTGTGCTATTTATATAAAAATAGTAGGTGGTGAGGAGAGAATGTTGTGCTTCAATCATGGAGAGACTTTAAAATTAAATTCAAAAAAACTACTGGATTTAGATAAACTTGGTCGTAAGTTTGTCCGTGATAAAAAACAACTCAATCATATAGTAAAACTCGATGATGTAGTCGATGTAAACCTACAATACTACATGAATAAAAATGAGCCGTTAGAATGGGAAGAACTTTCCACAAATACCCATGATTATTTCCATAGAGTAATGTGGAAGATGAAAAACACAAATAGAATTATTCCAATATTAAAACACTTGGAGTTATGTAGAGAACAGGTAAGGATGTTGGAAAAGTATTACGAATTACCAATACACGAGGATTACAACAACGAGATTATAGATAACTTGAGTTTTGTAGAAGGTAGTGGTTTGAGAAGAGGTGATGATATGGTGTTTAGTGAGTACAACTTATACACATCAACTGGTAGACCATCAAATAGGTTCGGTGGGATTAACTTTGCCGCCCTAAACAAAAAGGATGAATCAAGAAAACCATACAAGAGTAGATTTCAAGATGGTATATTGGTAGAGTTTGACTATGACGCATATCACTTACGATTAATTGGACATATTTTGGATTATAAATTTCCAAAAGGTTCGGTTCATGAGCATATGAGTGAGTTTTATGGTGATGTGGACTATGAAACATCCAAAAGTACCTCATTTCAATACCTTTATGGTAGAATACCTCAACAAGTCATTGATACAAACCCTTTTTTCTCTCGTGTTAATAAGTATATAAATGAAATTTGGGGAGAATTCAAACAAGGGGATTTCATAAAAAGCAATATTTATAACAAGAGAATATACAAGAAAAATCTTCAGGCCATGAATCGAAATAAGTTGTTTAATTATATGATTCAATTATTAGAAACGGAAAACAATATGAAGGTTATGACACAACTAATTCCGTTTTTGAAGGACAAACAAAGTAAACTTATTCTGTATAGTTACGATAGTTTTTTGTTTGACTTTAAACTAACCGATGGTTTAGATTTTTTAAAGAGTGTGAAACAGATACTCGAACAAGATGGGGTGTTTCCAACCAAATCTTCGAAAGGTTTGAATTATCACGAAATGAAAGATATAACGGAGAAATTATGAATTATTGGGAAAAAATATTAGACAGCTTTAGTTTTAAATCAAAAGGTGGAGCTCCTGATTTTACAAATCCTAACGATAGGTTATTATTAAGAATGGAACTCTTAAAAAAGGGTTGGAATAAAAACGCAGTTAATGAGTTACTATATCGTTTAACAGAACAACAAGTTCAAAAAGTACCTGTAACGGGTAAGAACGCGAAAACTCAAGGTGGTGTACAAAGATATTATTTTTACGATAAGGGTGATAATGTCATACGGGCTCGTACAGACCAATACAATCAAAGTAAAAGAGGTGGAAACCTACCATATGCGACACAAGACCAAGTTGATGATGAAACAATCGGAAAGGAAGATGATTCAGAAGATGGAGATGACAAAAAAACTGATAAAGAAGTAAATAAAAATAAGGTTCAAGGGGACCCAACAGAAGGAGATAACCAAGTAAAGAATGAAATGTTAGAACATGGTTACGATGGTATGGAAAATAAAACTGGGAAAAAACCTGCACCAGGTGGTAGTGGTTCAGCATTTAATGAAATAGTCTCAGGTCAAGGTGTCGAAATATTAGAGGAAGAAGATTTAAGTGAAGAAGAATTAGCAGATAGATTATTTGACCAATTTGGTGATTCCACTTTGGGTGGTGAACAAAAAGAAACCACAGGTATTCCTGTTCCACAAAGATTTAAAGATAATATAAATGCAGCTAAGAAAAAGGAAAAGGATTACATAGAGAAAAAATTAGGGCCTAAACCAAGTAAAGCAAAAGAACCCAAGAAGTTAAAGGATTGGGAAAAAAAGAGAAAAGAACTTATAAAGAAAGACTCAGTTGCTAGGGCAAATGCAAAAAAATTAAAATTTGCACAACAACATAAAGCTACCTACACCAAGTGTGTAATCAGTGCTCGTTCAGCCAAACAGAAATCAAAAAGAAGTAAAAGAAGAACTAAAGCATTACAAGAACAAGGTTTGTTAGGTCAGAAAACAAACACTCATACTTTTTATGGTGCAGAAGAATCATTAGCTGGACAAGTTGAACTAATTGAAGAAACACAAAAAAGAGGTGGTAAAGTATTACTACCTAACGGACAAGAAGTTTCACCACAAGATGCAATTGATTTCATCAATGCTGGTGGTGGTGGAGACAATCCATCCGATACAGCAACATTTGTCACGGATGAAAATGGTAACATATTAATTCAATTTCATTCCGATAAGACCACTACTGGTGATATACAAGATAATTCCACATTAGCAAAAGAAGCACAAAACTATTATGACAATATTGACAAAACTAATTTATCGGATGATGAAAAAAGAAGAGCAAGAAAGATTATAGATGTTTTTATCTGGTCAACAAACGATATCGAATCAAAATACAACTCACAAACCTCACTCGTAGCAGGGGCAATCAAAGAAATACCTGACGAAGATGAGAACTTTGGTCTATCTGAACAAGTTAGATTGATTGATGAGGGAGCTGGTAAAGGTGGGTTGATGGATACCGCCAAGAAGAATATGGATGTGGCACTTGGATTAGGTAAAGATGGAAAAAGTGGGAAGTTAAGGGATAAATTCCTATCACATTTACCAGATGGAGCCGATCCTGAAAACTTGACTACCGAACAAAAATATCAGATGATAAGAGATTATGTTGCAAATGGTGGTGGTGTCAAGAAAATTCCTAAAAAAACAATTAGTACCGTTAATAAAAATCCTGAAAAAGCCCAAGAACTCGGTGTAAGGAAAAACGATAAAGGTGAATGGGAATGGATAGATCCTGATTCAAATAGGGACATGGTTAAGAATGATACAAAAGTTGTTGCCAAAGTAGGTCAAGCCTTGGAAAAGGTAGCAAAAGATAAAGGAATAGATAAACCCAAAGGTATTAACGCTAAAGAAGTATTGTCTCAAAATAGAGAGAATGTTGTAAGAGCTCAAAGAGACAGAGTAGACGCCTTAAATGAGACCCAAGTCACTTTACCTGATGGTTCAAAAATAGGTCTTGGAACATTGATGGAAAAAGAAGAAGTAGAACGAGGATTTCACTTTGGTTTGATGGAAGATGTGGATTATGATGATAGTAATGAAAATAAAAAAGAAAGAATGAAAGGTATAATGAATTCGGCATTTGATGTAAATATGGGTGGAGTCGTTGTTACGGGTGAAACGATGAAAAAATGTTTAGGATTGACAAGTGATAATCCAAGTGGTGAATTCACTAAAAAGTTTAAATTGGTGGAAAAGGAAGAATTGACTAAAGATGGAGATATAGTCACTGGTAAAGTAGTTTATCAATATGTTTTGGTTGAGGGTGAAAAGGAACCAAGAAAAATTGGATTTAAAACCTATCGTTCAAAAGATGGAGCTACTGGTAAAACATCCACTACATTAAGCTATGACACAGAACTACAAGATTGTTTCAAACGGGAGTCAGCAAAGTGAAAACACAACTTTTATGTACATTCACAACCCAAGATAGATTGAAACCCACGATAGATTTAATCATCAGTTGTCATGATGTGCTATTTGATAAGATTTACATATTCAACAACCAAAAGGATATTTCACAACTAATATGTACCTATAACATACCAAACAACCAAGATAATTTTATCGAGGGAATGGACACCATAGCACTACATAGAAAAAAACAATCCAACACATTGTACACTATAAACGCCTTAAATGAGGTAATTAGGGATAAGAACAATGGTGTATTGGACAAAACATTTCCAATTACTTGGAGTGAGTTTCAAAATTCGTTATTATTGGTCAATGAACAAGGATTAAACATCATACCAACAAGAATTCATAAAATAATAAACACGGAGACTTGGAACAACGAAAATTTGTAGATGAATTATAGGTTTTATTATCCAGATTGGAATAGTCGAGAGGATGTTTGTTTCGAATATCCTGAAATAAAAGAAATTACAAAAGAACCGATAGCTTTTTGGTTCGGTGTAGGCCCGAAACGAACCATTAGAAAAACAAAAAGTTCAATTCAAAGGTTACTAAAAAGGGCACATCCACATTTACCTGTATTGGTCATATATTCAATTCCACAACGAGATTTAGGACATCATTCGAAGGGTGGTGCCGATTCAACAGACGAATACTTAGAATTCATACAAGAGTTTTGTGATGCTCTCGGTGATAAGTCACCAATTGTAATATACGAACCTGATTGTATACCACATATGGAAGAAATGGGTGTGATAGATGGGATGGATAGAATGAGTTTGATTAAGGCATCGATAGAACTATTGAGTCGGACAAATGCACTTGTATATCTCGACATAGGTAATCCAAAATGGTTGAGTGTACCAAAAGCCGTAAGTTACTTGAGTTTATGTGATGTTCATAAGGTAAAAGGATTCGCATTAAATACAAGTAATTATTATGCCACATCTACTTGTTTTGACTATGGAAAAAAGATTTCAAAAAGACTTGATAACACACACTTCGTTATCGACACCTCAAGAAATGGAAATGGTGCTAATTCTGAACACTTCAATCCATTTGGTCGTTCAATAGGAGAATTTCCCACAACAAAGACTTGTGATGAATTGGTAGATGCTTACTTATGGATAAAGGTACCAGGTGAAAGTGATGGAAGAGTAAATGGTGGCCCAAAGGCTGGTAGATTTTCACATCATCTTGCATTAGACCTAATACACAATAAAAAATGAATGTTTATCAATTTTCCCACTATGATAAAAACAGAACAATCCCATTTTGTCCAATGGACACAAAAAAATTGTGGCGGGACAACTCACGAAAATATCCAAACGATAAAACAACACAATACTATACAGAAAACCCAATAGAATATAAGTTCAATAATTATGGATTTAGAACACCTGATGATTTCAATGATGACGAAGGTAATATATTCTTAGGTTGTAGCCATACAATCGGTATAGGACATCATTTAGAGAATACTTGGTCATACAAGTTAAATCAATCTTTGGGTGGTAAGTTTTGGAACCTTTCTCAAGGTGGTAGTGGTGTGGATACAGCCTTTAGGTTATTATATGGATTCAAAGATTCCCTAAATGTAAAAAATATATTTCATTTCGCCCCAACCATGCATAAGTACAGATATGAATTTATAATTGATTCTCAACCAAGATTTATGAACATCATGTATGATAATGGTAAACATGCTAAACGATTCTTAGGAAATATGTTTGTCGAACAATCATTGGTGGATGATAAAGTCGCACAAATTAATTATGATAAATCTATACTGGCAATTCAATCTATGGCAAAAAATATGAATTGTAATTACTATTTTTTGGATGAAAAGGTCATGGATTTCAAAGATGATACCTCAATCAAAGCACGAGACTTCGAACACTACACAATAAATCAACAAAACCACTTATATCAAAATTTTTTAAAAATAATTTAAAAAAACACTTGACATTGTCATTTTTTCTTTGTAACTTATGGTATAAATAAAGAGGAAATAACAATGAAAAAGTGGAAAACAAAAAAAGCAATCAAATCACAAAAGTTTTGGGATAAGGGTTTGGAACTTCTTGGACAATCTATGGGACTTGGTAAACCATTCTTCGCCGCGATGACTTTTGATGATTCAAAAGGTGTGTGGAAGATATGTCCATGTTGTGGTGGTACGAGTGTCGAGAAGGACATAATAGCACTCATGTCAAAATAATTTAAAAAAGTACTTGACTTTATCAAATATTCTTTGTATATTATGGTATGTTAAAAGGAGATAATATGAAAAACATGGTTGTAAACGCGTTTGGTGATTTAGTTGAAAGAACTGATTATGGTAATCACAAGAATCAGTTAAATTTATTCGACAACTTGAATGAGGTTGTTGAGGAGAATATCACGACAGATGATATTTTAGATTTTTTATTCAATAGAAAAAAAGGAGTTAAATAATGTTAAGAAGTGAATGTTGTGGAGCGATAGTCTATGATGACTATGATTTATGTAGTGAATGTCTTGAGCATTGTGATGTTTGGGATGATGATGATGAAGATGATGAGGAACCGAGTTACTTGGATTCTCTGTTGACAGATGGGTTTAATTAAAAAAAATAAAAAAAGTACTTGACTTTTACAAAAATAGTTTGTATATTCATTAGTAATTAAAAAAGGAAAAAAACAAAATGACAAAAACACACGAATTTATATTGGGAGAAACTGACTCTTCAACAGACTTTGAGGGTCACATTTTAGATGTTGAGTATGTTTATTCAAGTGTTGGTGATGACATAAAAGTTGTCGATATGTGGAGATATTGGGATAGTAAAAATCACAACCATTCTTCACCTGATTCACATGACGAAATGAGGTTACCTTGGTTGAGTGAAGGTTTTAAGGAAAAGATGTTTCAAACACTAAGAGAAATTGAAGGAATAGCATAATGAATACACCACTTCAAAAATTTAAAGTATTAAAAGGTAATCAGTTAATAAGTTTTCTGATGTACCAATTTGACTACACCCGTAAACAAGCCGAGTTTCTTGAGAAAAGAATGGTCGGTGGTTTTAAAGTTCAGGTGATATCATGAGTTGGAAAAATACAATGAAATCGTTTAGGTTTGTTATCAAACATCCTGTAACTGGAAAAAATTGGTCATTCACCGACCACTTGAGTATCTCGGACAAGAGTGTGAGTTGGTACATAACCAATAGGATGAAAAAAATGATGTCTTGGCAGGATACTGGAAAAGTAGTGAGAATATCCCAAGATGTCAGCGGACTTGGTAGAAGATTTAAAATGGTATACTCCGAATCTAAAGGTTGGGTTGGAGCAGACTTAACAAAGGTAAATCCATACATTTAATGAGACCACACTATTATAAAAAACCAAAACCCGAAACCATCAAAAAGTGGATTGGTGTGAATAGGAATAAATTTTCAGTTGAACTATTTGAATTGGAAAGAATTATCAATAGTGGTACAGCCGATGACTTTACAAAATCCATGTACAAAGCCATAACAAGTGGTAGAAAAATTACACCTAAGATGCACCATCATATCAAAAAGATTATACAAGATAATTCAATAAGTGGTATAGAAAAGAAAAAGTTATGGTTGGATAGAAACTTACCAAAGTTGGATAAATTAGAAGAGATGATAAGGTTTTGTGAAGGTGGTAGAATCGATGTTGGTTTTGGTTATAAATTGAATGTTATGATATCTATGAAAGAATCAGCCAAAAAGTGGGGTGGACTAACAAAAAAACAAATGGGTTATTTAAATAAACTTTACGAACACTATAAACCTTGGTATGATAAAAAAATTAAAAAAAATGAAAAAAACACTTGACTTTATCAAATATTCTTTGTATATTCTTATATGATAAAAAAGGAAAAAATAATGAATTTGAAAAAACATCTTAAAGAAGGTAGTTACACTTATTGGGTAAATAAGAAGAGTGGTACTATCCATCATGTTGGTGTTGAGTATAGTAAGTATTGGAAGAACTTTAAACTGACAATGTCTACCGTTAATCTTCCTTACGAGAGGATGTATTTTACAAGAGGTAGTGACATGGGAGCTGTTGATAGGTTCTTGAAGAACTATGATTTTGTTTGTGAGAATCCAACTAATGAGTTTTATGTTAATGTGTTAGGTAACAAGAAATTAAAGAGTGAGTTTTCTTGGGGTTTGAAAACCAAAGGTAGACTTGGTATTACAAAAGAAGAATTTTTTAATAAACTAAGAGGTTAAAATGAGAAAAATACATAAATTTAAAAATACAAAACCTGTTTTCGTGATTGAAAAGGGAATTAAATATCAAGTCATGGACTTAGGTGGTCATAAGATGAAAGTTAGGGTTAAGAGTGACGAAGAGAAAAAAAGAGATAGTGAATTATTCAGTAATTACAAAAAAAAGTAAAAAAAGTACTTGACTTTGTCAAATATTCTTCGTATATTCTTATATGATTAAAGAGAGAATAACTAACAAAAAGGAAAAAAATATGAAACAAGATTTTGGAAAAGCAATCGAAAGATTACTTGAAGGTATCAAAGATGATTACGCTAAATGGGGTGATGATATTGATACTTTGGAAGAACCACAAAAATCAATTAGACTTAAAATGATTGATGAGTTTAACAATGGTGTTAAAGTTAGGTTTGGTAGGAAATACACCAAAGTTATTCAAGGTAGTTCTGTTTGGGGTTTTATCGCAAATGACGATGGAGTCCTAAAAGGAGTTCCTTACAAGAAAGGTGATGTCTTCAAAGCCGCTGGATGGAGAGCACCAGCTAAGTGGCAGAGAGGTTCTATCTACGATAGTGGAACTAATTGGTTCGCATGGACAGGACCGAGGTACTTATAATGAATAAGATTAAGAACTTTTTACTATTTTGGTCTTTCATGAGTTTGTTTGGATTGTGGTATTTCGATATCACACCAACCGAAGCTTGGTACTTATTAGACACTTTACCTAACTACATTAAATATGAGGTTTTATAATGACTAAAAAAGAAATATTAAACTACTTGGAATTGATTACTGATGAACTTACAGACGCTTACCATCTTACCGATACTGATGGAACCGTAGAGGCTAATTGTTATGTTTCAACCGCTCAAGAGTTGGTTGAAGAATTACATCATAATATTGAAAACAATATTACTATTTCTGATAAAGAAAAACATGATTTCAATGAAGCGATGAATGGTGAGTTGATGGGACCTGATGGTTTACCATTAAATTTTCCATATCATACAAATGATGGAGAAGGTAGATTAAAAGGCAAAAATTAATGATGTTTTGAGAAATTAAAACAATATATATATACGAGTCGATTAAGATGTTAAGTCATCACTGTTAGGGGTGAGGAATTAGAGAATTCACTTATCTCGTTAAATCGAAGTATGGTTCCCCTTCTGGACTCGACTCGTAAGTTTTTTGAAAAATTGAAAATGGAAAGTAGAGAGAGTAATTGACTCTCTATGGGATTGACCGAACAATGAGTGACTTTGAAGCTCATAAGGTAATCCGCTCTTAGACTCGTGGTGAGTTGGTATTCGGGTAAATGTTCAAAATACCTTGCGACAGCTTTAAGAGAATGTACTTTCAGAATAATATAAGAACAGCGATTCTTAGACCTTGTTATGGGTAAGGGTAAAACCGAAATCCCATCTTGTGACCGAATAAACTAAACTCAGAGAGTTAAGGTAATGGCACAGAGGTTGTACTCACTTTGACGATGACTAACCATCATTGAGGAGAACCAAAGTAGCTTTTGGGTGTTAGGTACAAGGTAGAAAAAATCTGAGTCTGAAAGTTGTAGGTATTCGCAAATCCTACATCCCCAAATTTTCATTTTTGGAAAGTATCCTTACAGAATTAAAGCGATGAGAAGGGTGTGTTTGTATTCCCTAACTTTCCAATAAATTTAAGGTGGTGAGGTCTTGTTACATATACCAGATGATTTATCCAATTATCAAATAAAACTCATCACCTTTTTTTTAGCTAAAAATAATTGATTTTTTTATCAAAAGGTTATATTTATATTTGTCAAAGGTTACGACCAATGACAATTAATAATTAACTAATTAAACATAAAACATAAGGAGAATATCGAATGGATATTAACGCAGTACGAAAGAGATTAGCTCAGTTACAAACAACTAATAATCGTACCACAAATCTGTGGAAACCCCAACCGGGTAAAACTCAAATCAGAATAGTACCTTACAAACTACAAAAAGACACTCCGTTTATTGAGCTGTTTTTTCATTATGACTTAGGTGGAAAGTCTTATTTATCACCAACTTCATTTGGAAGACCTGACCCAATCGAAGAGTTTGCTGACAAACTAAAGTCAAGTGGTAATCGTGAGGATTGGAGACTTGGTAAGAAGTTAGAAGCAAAACTCAGAACATTCGCACCAGTAGTGGTTCGTGGAGAAGAAGCACAAGGTGTAAAGTTTTGGGGTTTTGGTAAAACTGTTTATCAAGAACTACTATCAATCATAGCAGATCCTGACTATGGTGATATTGCTGACCCATTGAATGGTCGTGATGTTGGAGTTGAGTTTTTAACCGCGGAAGAGACTGGAGCATCGTTTCCAAAAACAAACATTCGTGTTAAACCAAATCAAACACCTATCACAGAAGATAAAGCTCAACTTGAGAATATCTTGGAGAACCAAAAAGACATCACCGAAGTTTATCAAGAATTATCTTACGATGAACTAAGTGAGGCACTTAACACTTGGTTAAATCCTGAAAACGAAGAAGAGAGTACAGAAGAAACTAAAGAAGAATCAGTACCAGCATCAACACTTAAAACAGCAGTTAGTACAACTGAAAATGTAAGTGATGCTTTTGATGACCTTTTTAACTCTTAATAGATAGGAGAACTCAATGTCCCTAGCAGTCAAAGACGAGCTGGCACAGGCTCTTGCTGATAATCTTAATAAGAACTTCAAGAACAATCGTGTAGCTTACTTTTTAGATGGAAGTGATTCCACTCCTACCGACATCAAGGAGTTTATATCAACTGGTTCATCTATCTTAGACTTAGCTATTTCCAATAGACCAAATGGTGGTATAGCCGTTGGTCGTATAACCGAAATCAACGGATTGGAAAGTAGTGGTAAATCTTTGATAGGAACTCACATCCTAGCAGAAACTCAGAAGAAAGGTGGACTTGCCGTCTACATAGATACTGAAACATCAGTTAGTCGTGAGTGGTTAGAAACAATTGGTATCGATGTCCAAAACCTACTTTATCTTCATGTTGAAACCGTAGAGGATATTTTTGAATGTATTGAAAATATCATCACAAAGATTCGTGAAAGTGATAGGGATAGATTAGTGACTATCTTGGTTGATAGTTTAGCAGCAGCCTCTACTAAGGTGGAGATGGAAGCAGACTTTGACAAAGATGGATGGGCAACAGCAAAAGCTATTGTTATCTCAAAGGCCATGAGAAAGATTACTCAAATGGTTGGTAGAGAAAGAGTAGCCTTGGTATTTACAAACCAACTCAGACAAAAACTCGGAGTTATGTTTGGAGATCCGTGGACAACAAGTGGTGGTAAAGCACTACCATTTCATTCTTCAACTCGTATTCGATTAAAGAATATGGGACAGATAAAGGACACGAAGAAAAATACTTTAGGTATGAAAGCTCGAGCCCAAATAATCAAAAATAGATTAGGGCCACCTCTAAGACATGCTGACTTCAATTTATATTTCGATAGTGGTATCGATGATAAGGGAAGTTGGTTACAAGTTATGAAAGACCACAAGTTGGTCAAAGTAGCTGGAGCGTGGTACACTATTAAGTTTGAAGGTGAGGACATTAAGTTCCAATCTAAAGACTTCAAAAAAGTATTGGATGAAAGACCTGAACTCGAAGATTACTTGTATGAAAAAATATGTGATGCATCAATCTTAAAATATCAAACTGAAGAGTTAGGTATTGATGATGTTGAATATACAGATGAAGTGGTTGGCGATGAGTAATGGTCGATACATATCGATACTAAATGAAATAAAGAAAAACGGCGGCGATTCTTACTCCAATAATCCCAATGAGAAAGTACTGATAATAGATGGCCTGAATACCTTTATTAGAGTATTTAGTGTTATACCAACTACCAATGATGATGGTATTCATGTTGGTGGAATAGTTGGTTTTCTTAAATCGGTTGGTTACGCTATTAAGATGTTAGCTCCTACCCGCACTATCATCGTCTTTGATGGTAAAGGTGGGAGTAACCG